AGTTCCGCCAATTCCTCGACGAAGTTGTAGACGATCAGGGTGTTGGCCCGCTGGTTGCCCTCCAGCACCTCGTCCAAAAGGTCGAAGCGGTGCGTTGAGAACCAGTGCGGGGCCTTGACCGTCTTGAACTGGCCGGGGCTGTCGGACGCGATGGTCTGGCTGTCATAAACCCAACCGCCCGCCATCTGCTGGAGCTTGGTCGTGACCGCAGCGGCCGACAGTGCCGTGATGTCCTGCCACATGAATTCGCGCTTCATCTTGTCGTATGGCTCGCGGTCGGGCATGTCGCAGCGCATCTCGACCACATGGCAGGGCGGCAGCTTGTCCTTGTAGACGCCAGGCTCAAGGACGTAGGTGGCAGGGCGGATGCGCGTCATCACCTGCTCCAGCGCACCTTTACGCGGCATCCACTCGCCAAAGTCGCGGTTGATGCAGACGAAGTACTGCTGCATGAAAGCCCCCTTGGTGCGGCCCAGCAGCTTCTCGTCCACCACCTTGCACTGACCGAAGACGTCCTCCAGACCGTTCGACGTGAACGAGCCGGTCAGGCCCCAGCGCACCGGGAAGCGGTCGAGCACCTTGAGGAGTGCCTTGAAGCGCTTGCCAGATGGGTTCTTGAGCCGGGTCAGTTCGTCGAACACGATCCCGTCGAACTGGCCGTCAGGCAGCTTGTCGAGGTTGTCGTAGTTGAACACGACGATGTCCGTCTTGGCCTCAAAAGCCGCGCGGCGCTGGGCAGCGGTGCCGATAGCGACCGACATCGTCAGGCTGGGCGCCCACTTCTTGATCTCGACCGGCCAGACATCCGTGCAGACCCGCTTTGGAGCGACGACCAGCCAGCGCTTGGCGTGACCGTCCCGCTTCATCTCGGCTATGGTTGACAGCGTGATCGCGGTCTTGCCAGCACCGACCGGGGCCAAGATCATGGCGCGGTCGCGCTCGTACAGGAACGTCACGGCGTCGTTCTGGTATGGTCTGAGGGTCAGCACTGGAACACCAGAAAATAGCTGTGGAAGATACGCGCGTGCTTTTGTGTTCCTGCGCGATTTGGCGACGGCAGGCGATGTTTCGCCGGTAATATGAACAAGTCTAAAAGACGGAACGAAGCGTCGGCGGCCCACTGGATCACATTTGCGTGAGTGCAGTGCAGCCGATGGTTGTGCACGATGTCTTGACACTTAAACACCAAAACACCTTTGCGGCGCAATATCCGGGCACACTCGCGCAGCGTCGCCTTGTAATGGTCAGCAAGTTCGTCATACCGCCAATAGCCCGCAAATCGTTGAGCCATCAACATTTTGCCGTTGCCTTCTCGACCGGCGCGGACATAGGTCAAAAACGGCGGGTCGAACACGGCACTGGAGACAGAAGCGTTCGCCAGAGGCGTTGCGGTGCTGCAAGCGCGTTGCACGCCATCAACTTGCGGGTCAATATCGAACTTGTGCGTCGGCGCCGGAATGTCGCGCCAGAACGCGCCGTTGCCATAAGTCAAATCGACATCGAACCCTTCAGGCGTGTGCAGCGCCATGATCGCGCGCAGAATGTCCGGCTGATTGTCGTATACGCTGCGTATTACTTCAGTTTCGCTGCCCATTCGTCTATCTCCGTTTTTGTCCATAGTGTCGTGTAATTTTGCTTCAGTTCCTTCATGCGGGCCGCGAACAGTTTCTGCAACGGCGACAGCCGTCCGGTCGGGGCTTTCAGTTCCACGAACCAGACTGATCCGTCAGGCAGACACGCGATGCGGTCGCTGACGCCCCGGTGGTTGCGCGAACTGAACTTGTAGGCCGTCCCGCCCATGCGTTCGACCGTCCAAACAAAATACTGCTCGATATGACTTTCGCGGCTCATGTGCATCATCTACCAAACAATCATTGACAGGTCAACAAACATTCTGTAGTGTCCGGGCAAATCACAGGAGACGACATGGCAGCACACTCAAATATCGTCGGCGGTTCAACTGCAAAGCGTGTCATCGCTTGTCCTGGCAGCGTGGCGTTGGTCCAGAAGATGCCGCCCAAGCCGTCCAGCAAGTACGCCGACGAAGGCACGCTGCTGCACCACGTCATCGCTGCGGTGCTGGAGACGGGCAAGCCGCCGGAGGATTTCCTCGGCACCTTCTACAACGGCGTCGAACTGACCGAGGACCGACTGGAGCGCAAGCTGCTGCCCGCGCTGGCAGCACTCGACGAGATCGATCCCGACAAGCTGATGGAATACGATGTCGAAAAAGTTGTTGGGTTTGGTCACGTTCTTCCTGGCGTTTTCGGGTCCGCTGATCTTGTTGGCCGTATTGGCGACCGTGGCATACTGGTGGACTGGAAGTTCGGGGACGGCGTCGCCGTCGAAGCGGAAGAAAACCCACAGGCGCTCTTCTACATCGCGGCCGCCCTGCACACGACGGCAACGGCTTGGGCGTTCAGGGACACTGAGGCGATTGACGTCTACATTGTTCAGCCGCCGTATGTGAAGAAGTGGACGACCGACATCGCCCGCGTCAAGCGCTTCGAGGCCGAGTTGATCCTCGCCGTGCGGGCTGCCGAGCAGCCGGACGCACCCTTGAAGACCGGCGACCACTGCCGGTGGTGCGCCGCCAAGTCGGTCTGTCCGCTGGTGACGGGCGCCGTCGAGCGTGCTGACCGTGCTGCGCTCAAGACCGTGAACGTCGATGATCTGGCCGCCGCGCTCGACAAGATCGAGACCCTTGAGGGCTGGATCAAGGACGCCCGCGAGATGGCGCAGACGCTGCTGGAGAACGGTGTGGACGTGCCGGGCTACAAGCTAGTCGCCAAGCGAGCGACGCGGCAGTGGGTTGACGAGGATGTGGCCTTGACAGCGCTCAGCGAAGCAGGGCTTAATGCATCTGATGCACTATTGACGGAGTTGAGAAGCCCCGCGCAGATCGAGAAGATGCTGAAGAAGCATAAGATCGACATGCCGGAGGGGATTGTCGTCTCCGTCTCAACGGGTAACACTCTGGCAACCGCGGATGACCCGCGCCCAGCAGCGTTACAGATCGGAAAGCGTCTTGCTTCCGCTCTTGGTAAACTAGTCTAAACAGGAGAAGACAATGAACGACATCGTGAACTTTGGTAACGCCAAGCTCCCTTCCGTCCAGAACCTGTCCACCGCCTTGCGCTCTCTGGAGCATGAGGTCGGCGGTACGGGCATGGCGATCCTCAAGATGGACAAGACCGGTCACTGGGTGTTCGGTGCTGACCAGACGGAGATCGAGGAGGACAGCACTTGGGCTGTCAATCCGTTCTCGTTCGTCCACGGATATATCGCTTGGGGCGAGGGAGACGTGCTTGGCGAGAAGATGGTGCCGGTGGCTGAGCCGCTGCCGGAGATGGACGTGCCGCCGCCCGGCGCCAAACGTGGCTGGGAGTTGCAGGTTGGCATGAGCCTGAAGTGCTTGGCCGGTGACGACAAGGGGCTGGAGGTGACGTATAACGTCACGTCCGTGGGCGGCAAGCGCGCCGTCCAGAAGCTGGCCCTTGACATCGCGGCGCAGGTTGAGAAGGACCAGTCGAAGCCTGTGGCTGTGGTGCGCCTCAAGAAGGAGCACTATACTCACAAGTCCTACGGCCGCATCTACACGCCGATCTTCGAGATCGTGTCGTGGATCGGTCTGGACGGACAGGCTGACGAGACGCCCGCGAGTGATCCGGCAGCGGACGCTGCCCCTGTTCGCCGCCGTCGTAGCGCGTAAGCGGGCTAGGGGGGTGGGCGTGAGCCTGCCCCCCGACCACCATGACCATACTCTGGGTTGACCTAGAAAGCCGCAGCCGCTGCGATTTGCTGAGCCGCGGTGTGTATAATTATGCGCAAGACCCCAGCACTGAACTGCTGTGCATGTCCTACGCCTTCGACGATGAGGACGTCACCACATGGACGCCGGATCAACCGTTTCCGACGCGGGTGGCCCTGCATCGCGGGCAGATCAGGGCGCACAATGCGGCCTTTGAGAGATTATTTTTCTGGTACGTCATCTGCCCCGACTTCGGCGTGCCGGAGCCTGCGCTTGAACAGTTCTATTGCACTGCAACACAAGCCCGCGCCAACTGCGCGCCGGGTAGCCTTGAGGACGTCGGCCGCTTCGCTGGCGCCGGAATGCGCAAGGATCACAGGGGCGCGGCGCTGATCCGCGCGCTGTCGATCCCGCAGGCCAACGGACAGTTCCGTGAAGACGCCGACCTGATGGCCGAGATGATCCGCTACTGCGAGAGCGACGTCCGCGCCATGCGGGCCGTCTCCAAGTCCATGCGCGACCTGACGGACGAAGAACTGGCCGATTATCACGTCAACGAGCGCATCAACGACCGCGGCGTCAAGCTGGACGTGCCGCTAGCACAATCTGCTATCACCTATGCGGCGGCCGAACTGGAAGAGATCGAGGCCACGTTTCAGGAGATCACTGGCCTCAACAGCATCCGCAGCCCTCGTATGCGTGAATGGGTCTGGGAGCGTGTCGGGCCGGAAGCCCGCAAGATCATGACGATCCACAAGGACGGCGAGGCGAAGGTCAGCATCGACAAGGCCGTGCGTGCAAACCTGCTGGCGATGGAGGACCCTGATGAAATACCCCCGGAAGTCCGTGAGGTGGTGCAGTGCGCGGACGATGTGTGGGCATCGTCCGTGGCGAAGTTTAGCCGAGCCGAAGCGCTTAGCGATGATCAAGACCATCGCGTCAGGGGTGCACTTGTATTCTCTGGGGGTGCAGCTACGGGCCGAGCATCAAGCTACGGCTTGCAAATTCATAATTATCCCCGAAAATGCGCCGCCGAGCCTGAATTAGTCCGGCAGGCCATGGTGCGCCGTCACTCCATCGTGCCGCAGTTCGGCAAGCGGGTGACGGACGTGCTGAAGTCCATGCTGCGCCCGTCGCTGATCCCCGACAAGGGCAAGTCCTTCGTCGTGGCCGACTGGTCATCCATCGAGGCCCGCGTCACGCCGTGGTGCTCAGGCCCTGACGGCGATGAGAAGCTCGACCTGTTCCGCAACGGCGCTGACGTCTACAAGGTCAACGCGGCCGCAACGTTCCGGTGCAGCGTGGATGAGGTGACGAAGGACCAGCGCCAGGTCGGCAAGGTGCAAGAGCTTGCTTGCGGGTTCGCCGGAGGCGTCGGTGCCTTCAGCGCCATGGGCCGCATCTACGGCATCGTCATGCCGGAGAGCGAAAGCCGCAAGATGGTGGACGCATGGCGTCGCGCCAATCCGTGGAGCGTGCCGTACTGGCACGACCTAGAGGTTGCCTATACGCGCGCCATCCGCAATCCAAAGACGCAAATGGTAGCGGGCCGCGTTACATATTATTTCGACGGTGTTCATCTTTGGTACTCGTTGCCGAGTGGCCGCGTTCTCTGTTACCCTTACGCTCTTATCGAAGAGGATGGCGTGACCTACGCGAAAGCATCGTGGAAACCGGCAGCGGACGCCAAGCAGTGGCCGCGCGCGCGGTTATGGAAGGGCCTTGCGTGCGAGAACATCACGCAGGCCGTAGCGGCTGACATCCTGCGCCATGCGCTGCGTCAGTTGCCCGACGTGGTGCTGCACGTCCACGATGAAATCGTCGTCGAGACCGATCAACCCGAGGCAGTGCTCGACCTCATGCAGCATGTCATGAGCACGCCACCCGCATGGGCCGAGGGGCTGCCACTGGCCGCCGAGGCCCAGATCATGAGCCGATACGGAAAGGGCTGAACATGAATAACAGCGTTGTGCTGGTATCCGGCGCCGCAGCGGTACTGCGGCAGCTTTGTCTACAGGATGGCAAACACGCAACAGGAGTAATCCGCAAGGCCTCAAATATAGGCGCGTTGGTGGCCCTCAGTCTAACCACCAACGCGCAACCTGCCCAATAAGAACACGAGGAAACAACATGATCGACCTTCTGGAATACCTGACAGGACTGGCCCCAACCGGCGAGACGGCGCTCATCGTGCGCCAGAAGCCCGTCATGCGTGACGGCGAGCAGGTGACGCACCGCGACGGCACGCCCAAATTCACATGGCCCGCGTTCCTGCCCAGCCACAAGCGCAAGGACGGCGAAAGCTGGTTCATCAACACGGGTTGCTTCATTGCCGAGCGCTTCACTGACGGCAAGCCGTCCGCCTCTGCAGCTAACTGCGAATATGTCCTCTTCATGATGCTGGACGACATTGGCACCAAGTCCAAGGAGCCGCCAGTCCCGCCGACGTGGATCGTTGAGACGTCGCCCGGTAACTTCCAGTGGGGCTACGCCTTCAGCGAACAGCCAACCAAGGGCGAGTTCGTCGCCGCCATCACCGCCATTGCAGAGGCAGGCTATACCGATCCCGGCGCCACCAATGCCGTGCGCAACTGCCGCCTGCCAGGCTCACCTAACCTCAAGCCCGGCAAGGACGGCTTCCTTGCCCGTCTGGTCGAGTTCCATCCGGGCCGCGAGTATACGCTGGCCGACATCTGCGCTCGCTTGGGCGTGACCCCCGACCCCGCCGAGGACGCCAGCATCCAAGGCATCAAGCTCCGCGACACCGGCACCGACAGCGTGCTCCGCTGGCTGTCCGATCAGGGGCTGGTGCTCTCGCAGGTCAACCAAGAAGGCTGGTGCGGCGTTGTCTGCCCGAACCATGCCGAGCATACGGACGGCCAGATCGAAGCGCGATATTCACCGATCAACCGCGCGTTCTGCTGTTATCATGCGCATTGCGACCACCTTGATAGCAATGCGTTTCTTGCATGGGTTAGCGAACAAAACGGACCTTCAGTGCAACCGGGCTTCCGTGAGGAGCTAGTCGCTGAGCGCATGGCTAAGGTGGCAGAAGCGATCCAGCCAACGCGGGAGTTCCCTGACGTGGCCGCCGAGGTCGTGGCCGAGGTGGACCGCAAGGAACTGGGCCGCTTGACAAAGCGCGAGTGGTTCACCCGGTTCGCCTATGTCGTTGAAGACGGCACTTATTTTGACATGATCGACCGTTGCGAGATGACGCGGTCCGCCTTCAACGCGGTGTTCCGTCACGTCGATTGCAAGTCGATCCATACGAACCGCCAGATCGAGCCGTCTGTCTGCTTCGATGAGAACCGCCAGGCGGCGGGTGGGCGTGTGCTGCGCGGCGTCACCTATGCCGCGGGCGAGAGCGTGCTGGTGGCGCGTGACGGCGACGTCTATGGCAACCGCTGGGTTGATGCCCGGCCTGACCTGTCTGGCGTCGCCAGCGGCGCGGGCGTCACGCCGTGGCTCGACCATGCCAAGCTGCTGATCCCCGACGATGTCGAGCGTGAGCACGTCCTCGACGTCATGGCGTACAAGCTCCAGCACCCGGAGGTGAAGATCAACCACGCGATCCTGCACGGCGGTGATGAAGGCTGTGGCAAGGACACGCTGTGGTATCCGTTCATTTGGAGCGTCTGCGGGCCGGGGCTGCGCAATCGCGGGCTGGTGGACGCTGACGGCATTAACAGCCGTTGGGGTTACGCCTTGGAAAGCGAAATCCTGATCCTGAACGAGTTGAAGGAACCAGAGGCGAAGGAACGCCGCGCGCTGTCCAACAAGCTGAAGCCCATCATTGCGGCGCCGCCCGATACGCTGACCATCGAGCGCAAGGGCCTGCACCCGTATGACATGGTCAACCGCCTGTTCGTCCTCGCTTTCACCAACGATCCGGTGCCGCTGTCGCTGCCGTCTCAGGATCGGCGCTGGTTCTGCATCTGGTCGCACGCGCCCAAGATGGCCAAGGCTGACGCTGTGACGCTGTGGAAGTGGTACAAGGGCGGCGGCTTGCAGGCGGTCGGGCGCTGGCTGGCGGATCGTGACGTGTCAGCGTTCAACCCGAAGGCCATGCCGCCTTGGACGGACTACCGCACCCGCCTGATTGAGACGGGCCGCAGCATGGCGGAGAGCTACGTCATCGAGCAGGTGCTCCAACCATCGCGTGAGTTTGCGGCCGGTGTCATCGCGTCGCCCTTCCACAAGCTGTGCAGCGCGCTTCAGCAGGGCGCACCTGGTGGCGTGAAGATACCGCAGGCGGCGCTGCTGCATGGGTTGAAGGAAGCTGGATGGATTGACCTTGGCGCGGTCAAGTCTGCCGAGTTCCAGACCAAGAAAAACCTGTGGGCGCGGCCTGATATGGTCAAGTCCTACAATAAGAGCGACCTGCGGCGCATGGTCGAGCACGCCGCAGGTCCGGGGTTGACGATCGTAAAGTCCTAAAGGTCAAGCCATGCGGCCACAATGGCGGCGGCGAGGGTAGCGGCGAGGATCACCACTTGCCGCGCGCCTTCCGTCGCCAGTCACGCAGGACGGCCACAAGCTCGACGCCACACAGGGCGACCAATACCCAGCCGCCAAGCGACCCCCCAAAGAAAAAGGCATACCAGAGCCATTGGACGGTGTTCTCAGGCATCGGGGCGGTCTCCCGTCACGATCTGCTCTAGGGCCGTGTCGCGGGCCTTCACCTCAGCCGCGAAGGCATCCGCGAGGGCGTCGATCTCCTCCACCATGCGGCGCTTAATCTCGGTCAGGCGTTCCTTGAACGTCTCGCCCAGCACCTTGTTGTGTGCGCGTTCGGTTTCAATGTCGGAAATCATCTTCTGCAAGCTCATATCTCAGCACTCCGGTTGTGGTTCAGGTTGCGATAGGTCAGGCCCATGGGGCGCGTAGCGGTCAGCGTCGGCGCAGGTGCGGGCGGTTCGTAGAAGTCCAGATCCGGCTCGTCACGCGGTGGCCAGATCAGGAAGCGGGCGGCTGACAAGCCAACCGCAAGGCCAACGAAAACACCAATAAAAAAGGTCATCTGCATTTCAGGGTATCCTCCACAAGTGCGATTTCTGCCGCGTGTTGACCTTGCGCCACCGCGGCATTGAAGCGGCGCAGGGAATTGATGACGGTCGAGTGGTCCGAACGGTCTAGCCAAGTGGCGATCTTGCACAAGCCGATGTCCGGGCGGCGGCGGCGTAGCTCCCACGTCGCGTGATGCCGGGCGAGTGCCACGGGGCGGGAGCGGTCCCTGCCGCGCAGGACTGGCACAGGGACGCCGTGGGCGTTGGCGACGGCCTCGATGACAGCCTCGGCCTCAGGGAAGGCCGCCAGCGGGCGCTCGTCATTCGTGTGTATCTTGGCCCGCAGTTCTACGGTCAACAGGCTGGCGACGCGGAACACGGTGAGCGGACCGCCCGCAAGGGCGACAAGCTCGTCGAGATAGCGGCGCAGGCGGTGCTCGATTTCTGTTGCAGTCAATGGCGGCTCAATGTATGTCATCAAGTGTTTCCTCCCCATCTCACTGGCCCCCGCTTGGGGGCCTTTTCTTTGATAAGCCCACGGCGCTCCGCTTCTTTGTAGGCCGCGTCACCCAGCACCACGATCCGCAGCAGTTCGGCGTCGGATACGTCGCTCAGGTCATGAGGCGCGGTCATGTGAAAGACCTTTCTAACTGCCGTCTCAGGTCGAACATTTCGATTTCCAGGTCTGCAATGCGCGTTTCGGCGCGTTCCAGTTCCTCCCGTAAAAGTTCTGTGCGGTCAAAATACCCTGCTTCTGTTTCAAGCTGGTGCGCGAGGGCTTCCGTCAACGTGACGGACAGAACGCCCAGCTTAGCGCACTCTAGCGCGTATTTCGTCAGTTCCTGCGGCGTCATGCTCATGAGGTCGGTGTAATCTCTAAGTGTCATTGTCCAAGTCCTTCTCGTTCAGGATTAGCGCCAGGTCGCGCAACAGCGCTGGCATGTCAGTGGGTGGCCAAGATACCTCGCCGGTGTCCGGGTCGCGGCGTATGTGGTGCGCGGTGGCCATGCGCTCGGGATCGGGCAGCATGGCCCCGTTGCGGTGCAGGGGCGGCCTAGTCATTGGCGGCCAGTGCATACCAGTCAATCCGTTCGTCATCGGCCAGCGCTTCGCACACGCGCGCGTCAATCCACTCGCGGTCCAGGTCTTTGTATAGGACGTGAAACAGCGGCTCATGCCGGTTGATTTTCGTATAGATGCGGGCTTTGTTCTCGCCAGGCTTAGGGCCGTCGAAATGGAACTCGGTCACGTCCCAGTCAACTGGACCCTTGCGGCCGTCGGGCAGGTCATAGTCGATCTTTAGCTCACAATCGGCCTCAAACAAGCAAACGCCGTCTTTCCAGGCTTGGACAGTGTACGGGATATAAAGGTAATCCATTGGACTAGCTCCTACGGTCACGGGGTTATGATGAAGAAAACGTAGAGGAATGCATAGGCCACGGCCAGCAGCGCAAGCGCGCCGATGGCGTCAAGGGCTAGGGCGAGATAGTGGCGCGGCATATGTCAGCCCTCCACCACGATTTCGTCGCGGGCATGATGCGCGGCGAGCGCTTCCCAATCAATGCGGCGCATGTCCAGCATGTCAGCGACAAAGGACGACGCAGGCACAATTTCGTCAACGTATTCCTCGACCGTTTCGCGGATATAGTCGGCCGTTATCGCAATACCGTCATCGGCCTCCATGGCGAACATGTCGCCGAACCAAAGATTGACCAGCCAAGTTTCGCGGTTCTTCCATCCATTGCACATTGTCGTTTCCTTTCGTTTAGTGTGTTGAATTGTGGAGAGTGTACAGGCGGCTTGTGCCGCCTGTCAAGAGTTAGTTGTTAGATTGCTGGCACATATTCGGCCCCGTTCCAGACCTGGAGCCGATCAATCACGGGGGTGTGGTTGCTTGCTGATCGGCCAGCTTCGCGCAAGGCGTCGGCGTTGTCGCGCGCGCCAATCATGATCCATCCGTAGTTGCCGCGGTAGCGGTAAGACGTGAGGCCGTGCGCAGCTAGGGGCTTGTTGCAGGTGTCCGTCATGGCGTTTCCTTTCGTGTGTCAAGCTGCGCGGTCTGCCAGCATGACGCCGTAGCGCGTGACGCCGTAGCGGTTCTTGTAGGATTCAATGCGCGGCAGTTCACCGGGCGACACTTCGTCATCGGCAAACATGCGGTCCAGCGCGTCAAGCGCAGCTTCGCGGCTCTTATAGCCGTATGCGTACCAGTAGAAGAGATTGGCGCCGTAGCGTTGATTGCCGTTCATGGCGTCGTTTCCTTTCGTGTGTGTTGAACTAGGGACTAGTGAGCGGCCGCCGCGCGCGGCCGCCTGCTAGGCTCTAGTTGACGCGGTCGATTGTCACCGCGTAGGCGTCTTTGAAGCGCTTGCCGACCTGCCACGCGGCATCGCCGGGATGATCTGCAAGCGCCTTGACCTGAACCGTTTCAACCGGGCGGCACTCGAGCCATTGAATGCTAACCGTAACTTTGAACATCGTGCGCATTTGTCGTGCTCCGTTGTTGATATGTGCATAATCTCATGGGGCGCCTGCTATGTCAACAAGAAATTTGTGTTGACAAGCGTTTTTTCTCCCTGTAGATTTGCACATATCAACAGGAGAACGACAATGCGCGAAGTTATGGTGTACGGACTGAGGCAAGGTGAAACGGAACGCTACGCGGAAGAACTGCTTGCCGCGTTCCCGAACAACCATCTTGCCGCGCGGAATGTTGAGGCCGTCAAGGCCGCCGCGTCGCGTGACGGGTTCCACTCGTTCCGCGTGGCAAACTGGAATGGTGAGGCGCCGAACTTCAGCAAGGCCGTTTTGGGGTAGTCGTGGGGTGGCGTTGGGATACCGCGTGGGGCAATGTCACAGAGCGGCAAAAGCTATATTCTATCGGCTTATGGGTAATATGGGTATTATATTTCTGTAGGTCTTAAAGATAACTGATATAACAGTTGTTCTATAATTGTTCTGTAGGGAGTTAGTAGTAGGGGGATGTAAAATCTGTTGCCCATAGCACCCCACGCTGCTATACTCGCGCCCATGCCTACACTCCAAAACCTGTTAGAGATTGATGACGCCACTGAAGACGTGTTGCGCTTCCAGTTGGAAGGCTTGCGGGCGTGGCGTCACCTTACGCAATCGCAATGCGACGCGGTCATGCAAAAACTGTTGCCCGCGTTGCCCATAGACGTGAAGGTTGAAATGCGCTCGCCGTTGTCTATCGTCTACGTTACCGCAGGCGCTACCAGGTTCCGCATTGCGCGACAAGGCAAGCTGAACCCCAAGCCTTGGAACCCGAACCCCCGGCGGCCTGCCCGCAATCCATGGGCAGACTGATAGCCATATGGCCACACGCACCATTCCCGCCATGCTTGCCTGTTAGGAATATGTTCCGGTAACAGGATCGGTTACAGTTTCTCGCTGCTGCGTTGCTGCATTGCAAAAAATGTTGCGAGCGCGAAGGGAGGGGGCAGGGGACCCGCAACTTTCGCTGTTGCTGTGGCCAAGGGCCACAAGAAAAAAAATTTTTTCGCATAGCACCAACCAACAATCTTTGACGCTTGCCGCCCAAACGCACCCATGCTACAATTCTCGCTATGTTCCAGTCTCTCCCCTACGAACCGCGTCCGCTGACCGCCACAGAGGCGCGGCTGGAGGCGATCTACAACGCGGCGCGGATGGGCCTCAAAGGCGACACGCTGGCCCTTGCTGCCGGGATGACGCCGACCGAGTACCGCAGGCTCTGCCAGATGGACCCGGTCGCGGAGTATGCCGAGCAGAAGGGGCGCGCAGACGGCGAGCTGGCCATGGCGACCGTGCTGAACGACGCGGCGGCGCAAGGGGACGCCAAGGCCGCGCTTGAGGTCCTGCGCTACGCCCACGGCTGGGCGGCCAAGCAGGCTATCGAGGTGACGGTCGATCAGAAGATCAGCATCACGGCCGCGTTGGAGCAGGCGCAGCAGCGCGTGATCGACCTGGTGGCGACCGAACTGGCAGAGGAGCAGCCGCGTGCAGCAACCCCAGTACTCCGCTGAGGACGAGCAGACGCTCATGGCGACCCTGTGGTCGCCCAGCCTCAAGGATGACCCGCTCAAGTTTGTTCTCTACCTGTTCCCTTGGGGGCAGCCCGGCACGCCGTTGGAGCACTTCTCTGGACCGCGCAAGTGGCAGCGCGAGGTGCTGACGGACCTGCGCGACCACATCAAGCAGAACAACGGCAAGATCGACTTCGACGTGTTCAGGATGGCGGTCAGTTCGGGCCGCGGTATCGGCAAGTCCGCGCTGGTCAGTTGGCTGGTGCTGTGGATGCTGACGACGCGGATTGGCAGCACCACCATCGTGTCTGCCAACTCCGAGACGCAGCTCCGGTCCATCACCTGGGCCGAGATCACCAAGTGGCTGGCCCTTTCACTCAACAGCCACTGGTTTGAGGTTTCGGCCACCCGTGTCATGCCCGCCAAGTGGATCGCGGAACTGGTTGAGCGCGACCTCAAGAAGGGTACGCGCTACTGGGGCGTCGAGGGGCGGCTGTGGTCTGAGGAGAACCCGGACGCCTACGCGGGCGTGCACAACTTCGACGGCGTCATGCTGATCTTCGACGAAGCCTCGGGCATCTCCGACAGCATCTGGCAGGTCGCCGCGGGCTTCTTTACCGAGAACACGCCGCACCGCTTCTGGATGGCGTTCTCCAACCCCCGCCGCAATCAGGGCTACTTCTACGAAGCGTTCCACGTCAAGCGGGACTTCTGGCGCAACAAGACCGTCGATGCTCGGTCGGTCGAAGGTACGGACAAGGCAGTCTATGAGCAAATCATCCATGAATACGGGCCTGACAGCGTTCAGGCTCACGTCGAAGTCTACGGTGAGTTTCCCAGTGCTGGAGATGACCAGTTCATCCCCGTTCATCTCGTCGATGACGCCATGGACCGCCCCCGTTACAAGGACACTTCAGCCCCCATCGTACTGGGCGTCGATCCAGCGCGTTTCGGTGCCGACGCGACGGTCATCGCGGTAAGGCAGGGGCGCGACCTGGTCGCCATCAAGCGGTACAGGGGCGACGACACCATGGAGGTGGTCGGCCGCGTCATCGAGGCCATCGAGGAGTACAAGCCTGCACTCGTCGTCATCGACGAGGGCGGACTGGGGGCGGGCGTCGTGGACCGCCTCAAGGAGCAGCGCTACAAGGTCAGGGGGGTCAACTTTGGGTCGAGGTCATCCAAGCCGGTCATGTATGGCAACAAGCGCGCCGAGATGTGGGGGTCGATGCGGGAATGGCTGAAAAGCGCGTCGATCAGCCCGGACCGGACGCTGAAGAGCGACCTGATCTCGCCCATGATGAAGCCGGACAGCAAGGGGACGATCTTTCTCGAAGGCAAGAAAGAGATGAAAGCCCGTGGGCTCGCAAGCCCAGACGCCGCGGACGCGATAGCCGTTACGTTCGCGTTCCCTGTCGGCTCACGAACCGAGCGCGTTGACAAGTCGCCGCGCAGGGCCTATGGTCAGTCCAGTGTTGCAACCTCTTGGCTAGGGTCATAATGGCGCGCAAAGGCGTATCGCTGTCAGTGGGACGGGGCGAAAAGCTACCCGTCTCCAAAGGCGCTGGCCTGACAGCCAAGGGCCGGGCCAAGTACAACGCCGCCACGGGCAGCAAGCTGAAGCCCCCGCAGCCCGAGGGCGGCGCGCGCAAGAGGTCATTTTGCGCCCGGATGGGCGGCGTAGTCGCCAAATCAAAGAACGCCGAGCGGGCGAAAGCCTCAATGCGGCGGTGGAAGTGCTAACATGGCCCGTTTGCGCTATACAGACGACAAATCAGGGCCTATCAGCACCCAAATGCCGCCTTCGGAGAAGAAACTGATGGCCTCAAAACCCGGACTTTACAGCAATATTCACGCTAAACGCGCCCGGATCGCCGCCGGATCAGGCGAAAAGATGCGCAAACCAGGCACGAAGGGCGCACCGACCGCCGCTGCCTTCCGCAAGTCGGCCAAAACACGGAAAAAGTGACATGCCGCTCGTCAAATCAGCCACAAAAGGGGCATTTCGCAAGAATATCGCCGCCGAGATCAAGTCTGGACGCCCCCAGAAGCAGGCGGCAGCCATTGCCTACGCCGTCCAGCGCGCTGCCAAGGGCAAGCCGAAGGCTGGCGGGGACATGAAATACACGCAGCCCATGCCGACACCCAAGCCGAAGACCGGCGGCATGAAGCGCACCATGCCCACGCCCGCGCCCAAGCCGAAGATGGGCCGTGCCAACATGATGGGCCGCACAATGATGAAGAAAGGGTTCTGAGATGGCTGAACAGAGCGTTACACGCAGCGGTAAGAGCAGCAGCCAGCGCAGGAGCGAGGCGCAATCCGTCAGCCGTACTGGCAAGGGCGACCTTCAGACCAGTGTTTATGGTAAAACGACCACGGCAAACCCGGTCGGTCGTCGTTACGGGGAAAAGATTGGCCCCCAGCGCCCCAGCGGTCTGCGCTACGCGCAGCCCATTGGCCCGTCCAATAAAGGTTCTGTTTTGGGCGGCATGGGTATTACGGCCCTGAAGAGCGCGCGTATGACGCCAACAAGCATGGCCCCCAAGGCAACGCCGAACATCGCGCCCGCCGCGCAGGTTGTCAGCAACGTCGTCCGCGAGCGCGTGTCGCCCGCGCCTGCCACCAAGACTGCCGTTGCTCCCAAGGCCAAAGAGACGGCTTATCAGCGTCAGCAGCGCATGGCGCAGCAGAAGATGGGCGTTGCAGGCCCTCGCGGCACGGCTAGCAAGGCCAGCAGCGGGACCCGCAGCACGGGCGGCGGTATGCGCAGCTCAGGCGGCGGCGCCGTTGGCAGCACCTCGGGAACGCGCGGCTACAGCTCTGGCGGCAACGTCGGCCGCGGTGACGTCGGTGCAGGACGCAGGGGCGGCGGACGGTAAATGGCTGACAACAGCGGCATCAAGGGCGCGGAGATCGTCGCAGACGGCGGGACGGACAAGGCTGACCTGCTCGCCACCATGCGCTCGCGCTTTACCATGGCCATCTCGGCCTATGGTGAGAGCCGTGAAGACGAGCTTGACGACCTGCGCTTCATGGCAGGCTCGCCCGACAACCAGTGGCAGTGGCCAGCCGACGTGCTGGCTACCCGTGGTTCCGTGCAGGGTCAGACCATCAACGCGCGTCCGTGCCTAACCATCAACAAGCTGCCGCAGCACGTCCGGCAGGTCACCAACCAGCAGCGGCAGAACCGGCCGTCTGGCAAGGTGATCCCGGCCGACGACAACGCCGACGTGGCCGTGGCCGAGGTGTTCGACGGCATCATCCGGCACATCGAGTACATGTCGGACGCCGACGTGGCCTACGACACCGCCTGCGACAACCAGGTGACCTACGGCGAGGGTTACGTTCGCATCCTGACCGAGTACGCCCGCGAGGACAGCTTCGATCAGGACCTGCGCATCGGGCGCATCCGCAACGCCTTCAGCGTCTACATGGACCCGACGATCCAAGACCCGTGCGGCTCCGACGCCCAGTGGTGCTTCATCACCGAGGACATCGTCAAGGCCGACTATGAGCGCATGTTCCCGGACGCGGCGCCCATCTCGTCCATCCTGACCCGCGGCATTGGCGACCAGTCGCTCTCCATGTGGCTGTCGGAGAACACCATCCGCATCGCGGAGTACTTCTACATCGACCACAAGAAGGCGACGCTGCACCTCTATCCGGGCAACGTCACGGCCTTCAAGGGGACGCCGCAGGACCAGAACCTCGCGGCCATGTTCGGCAAGCCGCTGCGCACCCGCGTCGTGGACCGCCGCCGTGTCATGTGGCTCAAGACCAACGGCTACGAGGTGCTCGAGGAGCGCGAGTGGGCGGGCAAGTACATCCCCGTCGTCCGTGTCGTCGGCAACGAGTTTGAGGTCGATGGCCGCCTTTACGTCTCCGGCCTTGTGCGCAACGCCAAGGACGCGCAGCGCATGTACAACTACTGGGTTAGTCAGGAAGCTGAAATGCTGGCTCTGGCCCCCAAGGCACCCTTCATTGGCTATGGCGGCCAGTTTGAAGGCTACGAGATGCAGTGGAAGACGGCCAACACCAACAACTGGCCGTACCTCGAAGTGAACCCGGATGTGACAGACGGCGCGGGCAATGTCCTGCCTCTCCCGCAGCGTGCTCAGCCGCCGCTGGCACAGACGGGCCTGATACAGGCCAAGATGGGCGCCGCCGAGGACATCAAGGCCACCACGGGCCAGTACAACGCCTCGCTGGGCCAGCAGGGCAACGAGCGCTCCGGCAGGGCCATCCTTGCCCGTGTGCAGGAGGGCGACACCGGCACCTACCACTTCGTGGACAACCTCGGGCGCGCCATCCGCCACGTCACGCGCCAGCTTGTGGACCTGATCCCGAAGATTTACGACACTGAGCGCATCGCCCGCATCATTGGCGTGGACGGCGAGGTCGGCATGGCCAAGATCAACCCGATGCAGCCTGAGCCGGTCAAGAAGATTTACGACCAGATGGGCAACGTGATCGAGAAGATTTACAACCCGTCTGTCGGTCAGTACGACGTCGTCATCACGACCGGCCCGAGCTACCTGACGAAGCGCCAGGAGGCCGTCGAGGCCATGGCCAACATCCTCCAGACCAGCCCGCAGCTTTGGCAGGTGGCAGGCGACCTGTTCATCAAGAACATGGATTGGCCGGGTGCGCAGGAGATGGCGGCCCGCTTCAAAAAGATCATCGACCCGAAGGTGCTGGCGGAAGACGACAAGTCGCCGGAACTCCAGTCGGCTGAACAGATGGTCGAGGCGCTCACGCAGCAGTTGAACGAAACCATGGGTATGGTCGAGAACATCCAGAACTCGATGGAGGCTCAGGAGCTTCAGATCAAGGCATATGATGCCGAGACGAAGCGGATCAGCGCCATGCAGCAGGCCATGACGCCCGAACAAATCCAAGACATTGTCATGGGGACCATCGCAGCCGCGGTGGAGACGGGCGACATCTCGTCCGGCAAGCCCCTGATGCCCCAGCCAACCGAAGCACCCCGCGAGATGCCGCTGGGGCCTGAGATGCTTCCTGAAGGAGCGCCCATATGAGCAACTGCGACAAGTTTCTAGGGATGCTGTTTCTGGCGCGCGACGTGACCCACTCCGCGCACTTGAACACGCGGTCCTACGCCAAGCACAAGGCTTTGGGTAAGTTTTACGACGAAATCATTGAATTGGCTGACAAATTTGCCGAGATGTATCAGGGCAAGTACGGCCTGATCGGCCCTGTCGCGCTGATGTCGGCCGACAAGTCGAACAACGTGACCGAGTTCTTGGAGCGTCAGGCCGAGCAGATCATGAAGACGCGCTATGACATCGTGGACCGCGAGTGTACCCCGCTCCAGAACGTCATAGACGAGATTGTCGGTTTGTACTA